CGAAATCGAGCCGATAACCTTCATCATGGGGAACGACCCCGATGGCATGTACGCCCGTGGCGCCGTCATTAAGTACGTAAGCCGCGCTGGTAAGAAGTCATACGACGGCATGACGGCAAAACAGTCAGAGATTGCCGACTGGAAGAAGGCCATGCGGTACTGCGAGATGCGCATCCGACAGCTTGAAGGTAAGCCCGTCGTCTAGTAGTCGCACAGCTGCTGGTGCAGCAGGTTGTGCTCCAGCACCTGTCTCTTTGTTTCCATCGTGTCGCCTACGGCTGGATAGATGTAGCCGTAAACCTCACATGCGTCACTGACGGAACCAGCCGCCCTTCCGCAACCGTTCGTCAACATCAGCGTCGCTGCTAGTGCGAACGCTGCGCTCAATGTCTTGCGCATGGCGTTTGATGGCCTCCAGCTTTTGCTTGGCTTGCTTGTCTTGGTGGCGCTTACTGTCTCGGCGACCAGCCAGATAAACGAGAAGACCGAAGGCCGCCGCTACTGCGGCTGCGCCTCCGGCTACGATTTGTTGGATGAGCATAAGGTCCATTTAAAACTCCGTAGTGCCGTAGGTGGTTCGCTTGTACGCGCTTCCGCCGACGCCGCTGGACTTGCCTTCCATCGGTTTCAGCGCGTCCACAAAGCCTTCCTTGAACGCCCTATTGCCCCCGAGGAAAGGCACTCTGCCGACAGCATCGCGGATCATCTGCCGCTGGCGGCCCGGTGTTACGTCAGCACCTGCGGCTTCTCCAACCATATCGCCAACCGCACCAACACTGGCGACTAGATCCATGCCAAGACCAAAGGTTGGGCCAAGTATTGCATCGGCTACACGCAGCTGGCCGTAAGCACCATTGTCTGACTGCTCGACGGTTGTCCGAAGAATGTCGCCTAGCAAACCCAAGCCACCAGCCTGCATGAAGGAGTGCGTGTACCATCCGGCAATGGCGTCCAGCTGTTCATCTGACCACTCGGGGCCAACGATGTTGCTGAACTTAGTGGTCTGGTTAATGCCAACGCTTCGGCCTTCCTCGCCGCCACGAGCCATGACAAGATCTTTGCCAGCGATTGATGCAGAAGCGATGGCTGGCCCAAGCGTCATAAGCAACGCTGGCTTTTTCATGTACTGCGCCGCAGTTCCAATGTCGCCTTTCGCAAGAGCTTTCCACGCTTCAACTGGCTCGTCCTTCAGCATCTCCATAGCGAAGCGCCCGTACATAATGCTGAACGACTTGAGCTGGTAGGCCAAAGCACCCCAAGGATTGTTTGCGAACAACGGCATGTCGTGTGGCTTAGGGCTGAAGATCGTGGCGTCGGTAAACCGGATGACAGCACGTTCGAACATGTGGTCTGCGTCTGTCCCACCGCCCAGTTTTGGGAGTGGTTGGTCGCCTTCGTATGTCATGCCAAACTTCATCAACTCGCGTTTGTGGCGCATGTACGCTGGCGTGTTTCGAGCGCCAACGCCCATCTTTTTCATGGCTTCCATGTGGTGACGGAGGCCATGCTCACCGATTGCTGCGGCGCCAGCACGCTGTGCGTTTGTCCACGGCGTGAGGCCAGTCAATTTAAAGTAAGTCGATTGAACTACGTTACTGCCATCGCCAATCATCTGGGCCATCCGCTCGTGCGTGATGCCATCCATTGCAATGCCGATGCGCCGGATCGTGTCTCGGTACTCTTTGTTGTTAAGGTACTTCGACCAGCCCTGCCACGCAGCCTTGAAGTCGCCGCTACGGATGATTGGCATGGCCAAATCCGAGAAGGACGAGATGGTGGCGTAGGACAGCAACGTCACATTCTGTACGGCACGCATGGTTCGGGAAACCTTCCGTGCTGTTTGGCTGGCCTCGCTTGCTGGCCGACGCATAATCAACTTGCTGTACCCATTGACCGCCGTCACGTCGTCTGGGCGGATGGAAGCAGGTTCTCCTTTGAAGTCAGACAGTGCGTCGACGATTGCGTTTACCCGTCGTTCGTAAGTGATTGGCGGCTTGCCATCCGAAGGATACGCTTGCATCAGGAGGCGCTTCGCCGCAGCAGGGTCATTGCTTTTGGCCAGTGCAATAGCACGCTCACCGAACTTCTTAGCGTCTCTTGGGTTCAGCATGCTAATCGAAAGCGTTTTCTTTTGATCCGGCTCCAAGCCATCCGGGCCAACTGTCTTTTGGTTCAACGAAAACTGCTTGTCTGTTTGAAGCAATTCGATCACACCCGATGGGCCTTCTTGGAGGACATAAGCGTAGTCCATAATCCCGTGGCCATTGATACCGAAGTGGTCGGCCTGCTGGATCACACGCTCCGTCTCGTCGAAGTAGCGGACGACTGTCGCCATGAGCGACTGCTCTTGATATTTGCTGGCCCAGTCCAACAGGTCAGGGGCATTCCGCTGGAACTGCAACAGACGACTGAAGTCGACGCTGTCAACCATTCCAGATGGGCTGTCGAAGTCGACGACCCCGGTCTCATTCCCAGTGATGTTGTTGTAAATCTTATCGGCAAAATCTTTGGCGTTCTTCTCTCGCTTGGCCATGACCTGCTCAACTGGCTCGCCACCAGCTGCCGCCATGTCTAAGGCATTGCCTCGCTCGCGCAGGAAGTATTCACGCATCAAAGCCTTGAAGTCAGCTTCATTGCGGCGAATGAACTCAGGGTTCCAGACTTGTGGGAAGTAATCTGGACCCAAGTCGCCCACCAGCACACCAGCGTTTTTCATCCGAACAAGCTGGGCTTGGAAGTTCTGTCGCAAGATCGTGTACATCTTGCGTTCTTCCTCGTTGGCCAAGTCAGAGGCTTTGCTGGGATCAATCATCGCAGCTCTCAGCCGCTGCAACGGGGCAGGCTCCTTTAACTGCATCCCCATGAATTGGTTGCCTTGCGCAGCCGTCGTCATGTAGTTGGCAATCTTTGCGAAGTATCCTTTCGGCATACCGGGCAAATTGTTCAAGCCAACGTACTCAAACTCCTGCCTGTTGCCAGAACGCTTAACGCCTTCCAGTAGTGGCATGATGATGTTGCCTGTCATGCGGGTGTGTTCAGCAGTGAAGTTTGAGAACTTGTCGGCCAGCGTCTTCATCCCTGCCTTCTGGAAGCGCTGTTCTGCTCCGTCGAAGAAAGACCGGATAAAGCTGTCGAACCCGCCCCGTGCGCCTGTCAGCATTTTACTGGCGACTTTAGACGTGTCTTCGGCCATGCCGCTGTACAGAAGATAGTCTTCAACAGCTCCGACCTTGGACGGAGACAGCTTGGTCTCAGAAGCCACCAGCTCCCAGAAGCCCATGCCGACACCCGACTTGAGTACAACGTCTTTCTGCGGCTCAGCCAACAAGTCAGGCGACCGTAGGCTGCGCACGTCATCGGAGTTGAATATCGCAAAGACGGGGACAGCAGCGCCGCCATCATCCAGCGTACCGATAGCGGCGTCGTACCCTTCAGACATCAACTCTTTTACGATGACGTTGCGAGCCGACGTTTCACTCATGCCCGAACGCTCAAGCACGTCCATGGCCAAGGAGTACAGGTCGTCTCCATCGATGCCATCACCCAGCGATTGGTTGAAAAGGTTGAGTGCGCGGTCGTCCTGTTGGCCAATGGCGCCTTGCAGCACCCCCACCAAAGGATCGTTGGACGTGTAAACTGCTGACTGCTGGAAGTCGGCAGGCTTAGAGGCCCGAGTGACTACAGGGGCCACGTCATCGAAGCTGCGGCCAGTACGAATAAGCGCCTGTAGCAAGCCCTCACGCTGCTCAAACAGTTTGGTCATCTCGTCCGTCGCTGCCTTGGCACCGACACTCGTGTCAGACATTACTTGTTGGCCACGTAGCTTAAACAACTGCGCGTCGATCTGGCCAACACGGTCAACGATGTCTTGCGCCCGAGCTTGAAAAGCGTTCCGGGCTGGTGTGTCATCGGCCTTTGTACGGAGCGCACCTTGTGGATCAGACGACACGTAAGTGGCTACGCCAAACATGCCTTCAGTCTGTACGCGACCATTGTTGTCAACCTGCGTCCCTTTGCGTACTGGAACATATAGTGCAGTAGGCATTCCATTAGGCATTACGTTAAACGCGCCAGACGTAAACTGCTGCACGCCCAGTCGCATTGCCTGTGTGCCAAAGTTCAAGGCTTCTTGAAATGCGTCAGCTGCAACGTGGTGTGGCACCGCATTGCCGATGCCGTAAGCCGAAGCGATTGGCCGTTTGTTTGTGCTAAACATGTCGCCGTACAACGTCAGACCGGGGTAGGCTTCCTTGAGCTTAGGGTTGGAGATCAACCCATTGGCCAGATAACCAGCTCGGTCCATGTAGTTGCGCGCTGCCTGCAAGAACGCGGCCCGATCAGGGCTTTGTGGAAAGACCGTGTCGAAGGTCGCACGACCGGCCAACAGCTCTGTCACGGCATCCGCCATGAAGTCATCAGCTGGCCGCCCGTTGATGGAGTTGAAAGGCAGGTCATCACTAGCACGAATGGCCAACATGACAATGTCTCGAACTGGGTCAGACACTGAAGCACGACGCGCTTTACCAGTGAACAGGTCGGCTACATTGCGAGCGCCTTCAAAGTCTTCCTTCAGCACACGATCTACGACCTCGGCAAAGATCTTCTGCCGTTCAGCTGGCGATGGAACCTGCGTCCCAGCTGGTGTTTCTCCAAGCAACACGCGCCAGAGCCACACAGCAAACGGCGCGTCGATCTCCATCTTGGCCAAGGCCTGATCCGGCCCCAGCTTGCCGCCGTCAAGCAGGCCCATCAGACCTTCCAGCTCAATAACCTCGCGGTCGCGGCCAACGCCAGCCAGCTGACGGGCTACGTCGTCAAAAGAATTGTTTGGGAGGCTTGGCCGGTTTGCAGTCCCCCAGTATTTCGCGGCCAGTTCAGCGTAGTTGTTGGCCTCGTTGGACACGGCATAAGCCGCATCTGCGACCTCAGTCTGCGCAGAGAGGCCATTGGCTATTTTACGCAGGCTGTTGCGGACTGCTTTGAAGGTTGGGCTGTCTGGGGATAGAGCTGCATCGCCAAGTGCCGACGCATCCTCACCAACAATCTTGGCCAGTGCTCGGTTTTTGATTGGGCCATCCCGCTCAAGTGTCGTGCCGCCAAGCATGTTCATCATACGGAAAAACAGCTGCCGCATGGTCGCTGTAGCTTCGCCATCACGTCGTGCGTTCATGGCTTCCTGTAACGAACGGATTTGAGGCCGCGTATTAATGGACACGCCGTCCAAAGCTAGCCCGTTCTGCTCGCTTTCACGGTAACGAAGGTTGTCGACCATCCCGTCTTGTGGGGCGAGGTTGTCCTTGCCGCCAGCGCGGCGATAAGCCCCCAAGATTTCGTGGTAGTCCTTGAGGTCGTTCCTGTCCGCAGCCTGCATCATTAGCTTGAACAGCTCTTTCTGACTTTTGCCAGTGTCGTACTTGCCCTTCTGCTTTGAGATAGGCGGCTCAGCGTCAGCCATTCGCTTGAGACGCTGGGCGAGATACTTATCACGGGGCTGGACTTCTGTGCCCTCGTCGAGACTGAGCATGTTGATAAGCTCATCCATCGAAGCGTCAGTCGGGATGTTGCTCTTGGTAAGCAGCTTGTTGAGATCTTCCTCCGACCTATTGGCGTTGCTTGTAAAGAATGCGCTGTTGACCAAACTCTTAAAGCGGTCCTTTTTCCGTTCCTTGACCGAGTTGGTGACCTGTCCAGTCAGGTTTTCAGCTTGGTTCTCAAAAGTAATTGGCTCGCGGTTTCGCTCTTCAGCCGCAATACGGTTTGCGTAGCGCTCGTCGTAGCTTTGATGGCCCTCACGAAGCTCGTACTTCCGCATGTACAAGTTTTCGATTTCTTCTAGCAGGCGGCCAATGGTCCCTGTTTCCTGTAGCTCGTTGGTAATCGCCCGATGTACGTTGTCGTCATACGTGGCGTATGTAAATGGCAACTCCTCGATCTCGACACCACGCAACGCTGGGCTGGCGGCCTCGACGGTGTTGGTGAGATCATTCAGAGCCTTCATGTCCAACAGAATACGGTTGCGCAACTCCAAGATTGGCAGGAAAACGCCAGTGTTGTTGCCTCGCGTTTGACCCCCTTCACGGTTGGCGATGTATCTGTTCTGCGCCTTTGAGTTCGTCTGTCCATAGATGAAGCTCATAAACTGGCGCATCGGTTCTTCGTAACCAGAACCAGAAACATTGGCCATGGTGAAGGCCGCCCTTACTTCCTGTAGCTCCTTGTAGCGCTTTCTGATGTGCTTCCCGCCTTCCGTCTTCGGCTCACGGGTGTAGTCATCAACACTGAAGTACAGACGTTCGGTGTCGCTAAGGATGTTGGCAAACATCGGGTCAAACTTCTCAGGAACTTTGCCCGACATAAAGAACTCAAACAGCTGGCGGAACACCTTCTTAATCTTCGCAAAGAACGAGTTGCCAGTCGCTTCGAGCTGACGACGGAACACCTTGTCGCTGCCGTACTTGGTGAACATGTTGGCAAAAATCTCATGGAAGTTCTTGCCAATCTCAACGCCCATTGGCGCACCACCAAGGCCGAGCCTGTCCATCTGCAAGTTGCCGTAGTCGTCGAGGTAGTTTGCAATTTCAGCGAAAAACGCTCCCTTAACCTGTGGGGTCAACAGATAGTCCGCACCCCAGTGGCCAAGCTCGTGCAGCATAACGTGAACAGGGTGGAACTGGCTGTCGGGGTTTAATTCAATTGTTCCACTCGAAGCGAACTTAGGGTCGCCTTGTACGAACTCGTCAACTTGGCTGTCGGAAGCGCGGAAACGGCCACCAATCTCACTGCCTGCGGGAATGTCTTCTTCTGGCATCCGCGTGAAGGTAGGCGCTCCGTCCGACTGAACGCCACCCAGAACACGTTTGACCATGTCCAAAGTTTCAGTTGGGTGGCCTTCATAAATCTTGCCCAGCGCCTTGTACGCGGCGCTGCGGGTCGCTTGGGGCATGACAATGCCTTGCGGCAGAATGCGGCGCATGTAGGAGTAAAGCATCGTGGCACGCTGGATCAGCTGACGGGCATTACCACTACTTAGGTCTGTGCGCCAAAGGCTGCTTTGACGGTTCATCAGGTCGCCGTAAGTGTCCAATGGCTGACCTTCGTCAATGTACATCTTGAAGAGCGCTGCTTCCTCCGCCGTCTCTGGTGCAGGCAGCTTCTCCCCCGCAATGTCCATCAACAATGGCGGCCCGGACATCTGCGCATCCAATGAGTAAACAGAACCCGGAGCATTTAGACGGTCCACCTTGATTTGGGGAGTCGTCTCCATCATGTCGGCAAGTTTCTTATCCTTCCCCTTACCCTTTACCCGTGGCAGGTAGTACGCCTCCCAGTTGGATGGATCATGGCGCGGTTCCCACATCTGGCCAACACGCGGGGCGCCCAGCAAATCACGGAAGCCTTTGCCTTGCTCAATCTGCGCCACGCTAAGCTGTCGCACTGGCCGGGAAATCCCCTCCAAAACCGGCTTGGCGCGAACGGTCAAAACCAGATCGCCCTTTGTTGCGGCAAGTTCTGGCATATCAGCGAAGTCAGCTTCGGTAAGGCGCTTGGCCGTTTCGCCAATGTCAACGTGTGTAACGCCGTTGGCATCTTCAAACTGAGCAAGAGCCACGTCACGAGATGCGGCTTCTGCTCGCCGTGTCACCCGGTCCTTTTCTGAGTTCGCAACGCGCAGACGCAGAACTTCAGAGGCTTCTTCAAACGTATCCCCAGCAAAAGACTGCTTTAGGTTTGCGTCGTAGATAACGATGCTACCACGATCAACCAGCTCCTTCTTACCGTTGAGCGTGTGCGCTTGAGTACGAGTGCTTGTCTTGTAAACAATGATCCCGTTCTCAGCCTTTAGACCTTCGCCCTTGGACGCCATGTCGTTGGCCTCCAGTTCGCGCAGCACTCTCAGACGCTCGTTGTTTACTTTGGCCAAGGCTCGGGTTCTGGCCTCGCTGTCGAACAAGCCGTTCTCGACGAACTCTTCGACATACTCTGAGTAGCGCGCCTTTTCGTCGGGGGCCAAATCTTTGTATTCACGGCGCTTGACGCCGGCACCTTCAGCCTCGCGCAGCGCCTTGACCTTGTCTCTGTTAGCGATGTTTAGGGCGCGTGAGCGTGCATCCGCCTCATCCACACCCTTCTTAACCAGCGCTTCGACTTTAGCGTTGAACGCGGCTTGCTCCTCGGGGGAGAGCTGCTCGAATGTACGCTTGTTAGCGGCCATTCGTTCGCCCCAACTATCCCGGCTGTAGACGGTCCGGTTTTCTTTTAAGCTCTGTTCAGCCAGCTGTTGCGCATACTGTCGGTCAACACTGCCAAACGTCGGTGGCGTATAGCCCTTGGCAAACATCCACTGATAACGGCTGGGCTGCTGCGTCGTGCGGCCAGTTTGCGGGTCAATCACGTCTGTCAAAGACCGGCCAGCGTTTTCACTGGTGGCCATCTTTTGGCCAGCCTTGGCTGTACGGTCAGCCATCCGCTCTGGCGTGGTGCCAGAGATTGTGCGGCCCCTAAAGACTTCGTCAAGCGCGGTGCCTACCGCGTCTTCCAGCCCGACCCCTGTGGCCTCTAGCGTTCTTACACGCTGTTTGAGTTGAATGATTTCAGCTGGGCTAAGCTGACTAATGCGAGCAGCTGCTTCAGCACTATAGTTTGCCATGTAGGCTTGCAGCGTTTCTTGCAACTTTGCTGCTTGCTCTTCTGACATATCAGCGGCAACAGCTTGCTTCTCTAGGTTGGCGCCAATCGACGCTTGAGGCACAGGCTCGCCTGTTACGCTTTCGACCTTTTCAGCGTCGATAATTGCGTCAACAACCATCGAGCTGGCGTCGTCTCCTGCTTCTCCTGTGGTCTGACCCCGTTCAGCAAGGAACTGCTCCAGATCATTTCTGGTCAACCCCTTTGACTTGGGGACGTTCTGGATCTGCTCGCGCCGAATGACAAAGGCTTCGATGTCAGGGTCGGCATAGGTGTTCGTCTCAGTGTTCACCGAGATGTCGAGGCCTTCTTTCTCAGCAATCACCTTCGCCTTTTTGGAAGTGCCACCGATTTTAGGCTCGGCTTTCTTGGCTTCCGGCTCGGCTGCTTCAGTGGCTGTGGCCTCTGGCTGACCGGCGGCTTCTGGCGCACTTACATCGGCTGTCTCTGCCGAGGGAGCAGCGTCAACATTCGGCGCTGCCCCCGTTTCGATCTGAGTGGCGGACGGGGCGTCCGTCTGGCTAACGCTCGGAACTTCATCTGGGTAGAAACCATCGAGGTCATACGACGTTGCGTAGATCTCGCCGATTTCCTCCATAATTTCTTCTTCAAGCTCAACGTCCCCATCTGCACGAGCTTCCTTCAACGCTCTGTTGCGATCAGCAAGTTCTTCCTGTGGCGTCTGTGGAACCGTAACAGGAGCTGTTGCGGCTGGTGGCGTAGCTGGAGTTGGCGCTGGGCCACTGCCACGTATTGCACCGGAAACCGCGCCTGCTGCGCCACCGATGCCAGCACCGAGACCAGCACTGAACGCGGCCTCCCCGGCAACATCCGCAGCCAGTCGGCCAAAGCTAAATTCATCTTGAAGGCCGAGCTTAATATCTACGTTCTGTTGGCCAACAGAGTAAACACCACCGAAGCCAGCACCCAGCACGCCTTCAGCAACTGCACCCCGAGTAGCACCGGCTCGCAAACCAGCCAATGTAGTACTGCCTCCAGAAGCGCGTGCGGCCTGTACGGCTTTAACGACGCCTTTACCACCGGCGCCTACGAAGCCACCAACAAAGTTGATTGGGTCGAACAGGAGCGCCTTGCCGTAGGAGGGTAGGGCAGTGCCAGCACCTACGCCGCCCTTCTGGAAGAAGGCTGGCAGCTTGTTGTGCGCGTCACGGAGACGGGCTTGGCGAGCGCGGCTTTCTGGCGTGGCAG